ACGATGTGGTCGCGCGGGTTGGGTAAATTGTTGGTGTGTGCGCCATGCCAGTGCGCGCCGTTGGCTGTGGTCAGGTCCAAACCCACAAGGATCAAGCGCGCAGGCTTAAGCTGCGCAGCCAGGTTGACCGCTTGCATTCCCCCGTTTCCAAACCAGCCAATGTATCCAAGATTATCGAAGCGAAATTGATTGACGCCCTTGATCGAATGCACGCGCCTGATTTCGGGGAACAGCTCAGCCGTCCGCTTGTCCTGGCTGATTTTCAAGCCTTTGAAGCGAGGCACGCCGTGGCGAGATTTCCACCACCTCGCATCGCACCCATATAGAACATCGCACCAGGGTGCGAGCCGCCAGCTTTCATTCACGGCCATGATGTGGGCTCGATCCTTGGCGAGGGTCAAATCCACATCGTTGGCGGAAGGGCCGGACGCCAGCACGATCACTGTGCGCCCGGCCCAATTTGGGAGCCAGTCAAACGTAGGCGGCACCGGCGCGGCCTCGGGAGCAATAGGCGAACCGGGATTAGACGTTTGAACGGTGACTCCCAAACTCATGTCACTAGACCGAGGTCACGGTGCCAGCGATGAAGCCGTTGAGGCGAACGATGCCGGTGGCGGTTGGGTTGGCCGCGTCGGCCAACGTCACACCAATCGCGACATTGGTATCAACGGTCGTGCAATTGCCGGCACCGTCATCCCAGTAAATCAGATCGCCGGGTGCCCAAACCTCGGTGGATACCTTGGGCAGCTCGAACACGCCCTGCGTCTTGATCTGCACGTCATCGCCAGAACCGGCATCGGTGACAGCAATTCCGAACAGCAGGCCAACGAGAACGCCGTCGCCCGAGGTGATCGAAGCGGGTGCAACAACTTTCACCGTATCACCCGGTTGGATGTAGTTTTTCATCGTGATTTCCCTCAAATGAAAAGCCCACCCGCTAAGGGGTGGGCTCTGTTGGTTTAGTTAGGGGTTAGGGGTTGGGTGATTAGGCGCCGGCATTCTTGTAGAGGCCGCGATGATCGAGGACCTGCACACCAGCATCCAGCCTGATTTTGTACTCCAGGCCGTCTACGTTCCAGCCGGGGCGCTCTTCCATCGTCGGGGTGGATACACCGTTGAGATATGCCACTTCGATGGTGTCGGTTGCCGATGGGCTGGTGGCCAGATACCAGGCGGTGGCCGATGCAGCGCTCAGTCGGGCGTCGGAGATGACCGTGGCCAATCCGGCGACCATGTTGGGCTTCTGCAGCTTGTCCGCAGTATCGGGGTCGTACTGTGCAGCCATGAGCACCTTCGCCGTGCCTTCCAGCTCGACAGGTACGAGGAAGAACGACGGCCGCAGGTTGAGGCCGCTGTCGGCGTGGCCGTCAACGTCCGTCTGCAGCGCCATAGAGGTGCGAGCAGCGTCAAGCGTGGTGACGGTGGGAGCACCGCCCGAGGCTGCAAGGTTGGCGTGCGTGGCGTGGAACAGCGCGACACCATCCGGCAACAACGGGTTGTCATTCAAGATCGCATAAACGAGGTTGGCCACTGTCCTTTTTGCTGCACGTCCCATGCGCGCAGGAATCCGGCTGAACACGCTCAGATCATCGTTGATGATGCTCTGCCTGGTGATGGCGAACATTTTGCCGAACGTGGCAAGCTGGATGTTTGCCTTACGCTCACTCAGCTTCGCATACTTGTATTCCGCGCCTTCCGGCACTTCCGTCAAGCTCGGGAACAGGCCGAGGTCAAGGCGCGTGGCCTGCTTGAAGTCGGGCAGCGAGCCCGTGGCGGTCCACTGCTCGAACGTCTCGCCGGCTTCCTCGTAACCAATAAGCATCGACTTGTTGGCGACGTTGGAAAGGATTTCGGCGAAATCAGACGTTGACGCCATGCCAGCGCCAGACATGCGCGGAGCAATCGAGACACCAGCGCGGGCGGGCTGCATGGCAGCGCCGACCATGAGCATGGGATCGGTGAACCGCGTATTTACGCCAGCCATGCGCAGCGATTCCTGCGCAACCTCTTTCAAGGTCATGCCTGAGAACTCGTTGCGCTCACCGCCTGCCATGCCAACGCGGGCAGTGATGCCCTTGGTCGCGCCTTCCACGAATTTGTCGCGGGCGTCAGCCTTCACGGAAGCGGGCGCACGAGCTGAGCCGCTGTCCTTATCGGCCAGGGTGTCGATGATGATGTTTTTCGCCTTGGCGAGCGATCCACCCGAGCGCGCAATAACCTCGTTGGTCTGCGCCATGCTGAGCCCAACGGCCGAGCACTTGTTAAAGATTTGGAGCGTGGCGTCTTTCATTGCAGGCCCTTTCCCTCTCTTGGCCGCCCGCTGGCCACGGACAGACGCCGGGGCATTGCGGTATTGTTTGCGATAATCGGTTACTGCAACAGCCTTACGCGCGGCGGCTCGAACGGCGGACATCTCTTCATCCTCGTCCTCTTCCATCCGCATCTCCTCGTCCTCGTCCTCTTCCATGGACATTTCCTCATCCTCGTCATCTTCCATGACGGTAGAGGCGGACATTTCCTCATCCTTGTCGCCGTCTTCCTCCATGACTGGAGCACCAGCGGCGGCCATTTCTTCATCCTCTTCCTTGTCCTCCATGCGCGCCTGCGCGATGGTGGCCTTGGCGTCTGCTTTGATCTTCGACATGCTTGCTTTCCCCTCGGTGGTTGGCTCGTCGAGCCTGGTTGCGAAGCCGTTAGCGATGGCGTCGTCAGGACCCATCCACGTTTCGGCCTGCATCATCTCGCGGGCCTGTTCCGCTGAGATTCCCGTGCGTTCCGCATAGATCGCCGCGACTGTTGCCGCGAGCTGATCTAGCGTTTCTGCATTCTTTTGGTGTTCCCCAGCATTGCCACCAAAGGTGTCGCTCATGGGCTCATGGATCATAATCATTGCGCCTGGCCCGATGATGATGTCATCGCCAGCCATGGCGATCACCGAGGCAGCACTGGCGGCGATACCGTCTATGTAAACGGTGACGTTGCCGCGCCGGCGCAGCATGTTGTAAATCGCAACGCCTTCCCAAACCGATCCGCCGCCCGAATTGATACGGACCATGAGGCGGTCATTGGCGTCGAATTGGGCCAGTGCGTTGGCCACATCCTTGGCGTCGAAACCTTCGCCCCAGGCGTCCCCCACGTCACCGTAGAGCACAACCTCTCCGGCGATGAGCACATCGCCCATAATTGCTTTGCGCATGTGTCTTTCCTTTAAGTCTCGTCAGCGGGCGCCACGTCCTCGGAGGCGGGCGTGCGAGTGGAGCCAGCGGCAGTGCCGCCGACCAGCTTGGTGTGACGCGCATCACTATCGAGAATGATTTTCAGACGGTCGGCGCGGGCGTTATCGTCGGCAATTTCTTGATCGACCATCTCAGGATCGAACCCAGCCCGGCGCAAATACTCTGAACGCGACATAAGACCGGCACGCACTTGCTCAATCGCGAACGGCACCTCGTCGCGCGGCGAAATCATCTCGCGCTTGGGTGGCGTCCATTTGATTTTCACATCGCCGCCGAACGTCGCGGCGATGTTGGCCGACTGCAAAAACCAATTTGCAATGCGATCCAGGGCCAATGGCTGCAGCATATTCAAGCGCCAGTCGTCTATCTGGCGCTGAAATTCCAGCCAGCCCATGCGTCCGCTGGAGAAGTTGACGCCGGTCAGATCGCCGGTCAGGGCTTCGTAGGATATGCCCAGGCCGGCCGCGATCTCGTGCAATGTCACCGAGGAGAACTGGCCGAAATCGGCTGTGCTCGGCGGATTGCCGAATTCGACCTGCTCGCCAGGCTTGAGCCGCTCGATCACGCCGGGCTCGAAATACTCTAGCGGTTGTTCGTTGATACTTGTTTGATCGTCCACGGTTTGAAAATCGGGATTTTCCGTGGTGACGAATGCGACGAAACAGGCGGCCAATTTCTGCCGCATGAGCTGCGCGTCGGCAAAGTCTTTGAAATCCTGCAGCCGCATGACCACCGGAGCAAACCACGTCACGCCGCGCACCTGGCCTGGCCGGTCTTTGCGGTAAATGTGAATGATGTCCTCGGCCGGCACCCGCTCCGTATCGTAGTACTGCGCCTGCGGCACGTTGGAGCCGGGGTGATTTTGCAACAAGTGATAAGCAGCTATCTTGCCGCGCGGATCGAACTCCACCCCCATCACGGCCGTGTGGCCCTCGGGCAGGGACGCACCGCCGCTCCACTCCCCGTCGATCAGCGTGTTGATGTAGTCGGGCTCTAGCACTTGGAGCTGGAACGGCAACGGCAGGTTGTCGGATGCTCGCGCCCGGCGACGGCGAATGAGCACCTCGCCGCTTTCGATGATCGTGCGCATCGCGAGCGCCTGCAGCCCGTACAAATTCATTTGCTGGGTGACATCGCACGCCGGCGTATCGAAGTGCGCGATCAGCAATTGCTCTAAGGTCGATTTGGTGCGCGCCGCCCGAGCCTGCACGGATGGGATGATACCTGTGCCGACCACGTTGGAGGTGATTGTCTGCACCGCGCGGGCCGCATATGGATTGTTGCGCACCATTTCGCGGGATACGAAACGCAGCCGCTCTGTAGAGGTCCGCAGCTCGTTGTTGGCGTCCGTGCTTATCGGCCGCCACCCGCCCGTGCGGTGGCTTTGGCTTGCAGCGTCATAAAACATTCGCGCCTTGGCGAGGCCCTGCAATTGAACGCGCGCAGCCTGTCGCTTCACGGCAACCTGTGGAGCCACCGCGCTGATCATGCGATCCAGAATGTTCATAAACGTCACCCGTTGCTGCGGAAGTATCCGACCGAGCGGCGCCTGGTTGACCCAGCGCCGTTAACCTCGGCTTCCATGATGTCGAGCAGTTTCAGCAACTCGGATTGGCTGCGATACGTGATGGATGTCTCGCCGTGGCGAACATTCAGCGTGTTAGCTCTTAATGCAGCGCGAACTGCATCAATGTCTGCTTGCGTCCAAGCCATTAAGGCCTCCTACAGCCAGCGCCGTCCTCGTGAACCTCTGCCACCCTGCAGCCATCCTTGGCCCCTGGTGGGTGCCTTGACGGCCACCGGCGCCCCTTCCGGCACCTTGGCCCGCGCCACTTCTGCAGCGGCCACCGTTTCGGGCAAGCTGGCGCGCTCGCGTTTGGGTGGCTCGGCCTGGCCAGCCTCTTGGGCGGATGCTCGCATTTCAGTGCCCCAGCGCACCGACAGCGATTGCAAGGCCGCGTAGGCGTACACCCGGCAATCCAAGCTCTCGTTACGCAGCC